CCCGACAATGAAGCCAGTATCACTGATCGGACGCTTGATGAAGAATTCAAGCAGACAGGACTGGGCAGTATATGACCCATTCGGAGGATCAGGAACAACGCTGATAGCCGCAGAGCAACTCGACCGCAGGGCATACCTGATGGAACTCGATGAAGTATTCTGCGATGTCATCGTGAAAAGGTGGGAGAACTTCACAGGCCAGACCGCAATCATGGAGGAATGAGCATGGACAAAGAGATAGCAAACCTCTCTCTCGATATGTCCGAATTTGATCGGGGGGGGGGTACGGCGATGAGTGAACAAAAAGAAGCAAAAAACCTCGTCCGGGTCGAAATAATCGCTCAAATCTTCGGAGTGACCGTCCGCAGGGTGCAGCAGATCACCCAGGAGGGCATCATCGAAACGACTGCATCCGTGGAGGATGGAAGAGCAGTCAGAAGATACGACCTGATACCGACTGTGCAGAAGTACATCTCCTACCTTTCAGACAAGGCATACGGAAAAGCGCACAGAACGGATAAGGAAATAGAGCTGCGTGAGCAGAAGATGGAGGCAGACATCGCCCTGAGGGAATCCCAGGGAGAACTTCACAGGCTGAAGACAGCAATAGCGGCAGGAGACTATATCTCCATCGAGGAAGTCCGCCTCGATTATGCGAAGTTTTTCGTAGTTTTCAAAAAATTCGCAATGTCAATGCCTGCAAGGATAAGCGGTATGCTTTCGGGGTCAATCGAACCGCTCGAAGCAAGGCGAGTAGAGAAGGAAGTATCAAGCGAAATCGCAGAGCTTCTTAACTCATTCGTGGTGGCAGGCATAGCGAAGCCGAAGGATGTCAAGGAGATACTGAGTGGCGAAACGCAGGAGCCGTAAGTGGCGAAAGAAATATGAGGTAGCCTCATATATCCACGAGGCACTCCGGCAGCTGAAGCCACCAGAGGACATCAGCGTCAGCGAATGGGCGCAGAAGTACCGAATGCTCGATGCAAAGACAGCTGCTATGCCGGGACCGTGGAGAAACGACAAGACCCCGTACCTCACGGAGATAATGAACGAGCTGAACAACTACGAGACCGAGGAGATCGTCTTCTGCAAATGTACGCAGGTCGGAGGAACAGAGGCGGAGCTGAATATGCTCGGATACATCATCGGACAGGATCCTGCACCGAGCATGGTGGTCTATCCTTCAGACAAACTGGGAGAGTCCATATCAGACAACCGCATCAAGCCAATGCTCCTGGCATCGCCTACGCTTCGGGAGCGTTTCTATGAACTGCGGAGCCAGAAACTGGAGATGCAGTTCGAGGGAATGTACCTCACCATTTCAGGAGCGAACTCGCCTTCGAGCCTTGCATCGAGGGCAATCAAGTACCTCTTCCTCGATGAGGTGGATAAATATCCGGGAGCATCGAAGAAGGAGGCGGACCCGATCTCACTGGCGAAGGAAAGAACAAAGACCTTTGCAAACAGAAAAATCTATATGACATCCACACCGACCATCAAGAGCGGTCACATCTGGAAGAACCTGCTCGACTGCGATGTGGAGAAGCACTACTTCGCACCATGTCCGCACTGCGGAGAGATGATAGAACTCAAATTCGCAAATCTGCAGTTCCCGAAGAAGGAGGAAGACCTCACAGCTTCGGATCGGGCAGACCAAGCGGTCTATGTGTGCCAGGAATGCGGATGCGTGATCAACGATCAGCACAAGGCGCAGATGCTGCGGTACGGAGAATGGCGGATAGTCAAAGAAAACAACTCCGCCAGAAGAAAAATAGGCTATTGGATATCGGTCTTATATTCTCCTTTCGTTCGCTTCTCGGAAATCGCTCTGGAATGGATAAACTCCCAGGGCGATAACGAGAGGCTACAGAACTTCATCAACTCATGGCTTGCAGAGCCGTGGGAAGACACGAGGCTGACCACCTCGGCAGATGTGGTTCTGGAGAGGCAGACAGAATTCGATGAGTTCACGGTACCGACCTGGGCGAAATTCCTCACAGGAGGAGTCGATGTTCAGGAGACCTGCATCTATTACACGATCAGGGCATGGGGGAACTTCATCACAAGCCAGAACATCTGCCACGGACAGGCGATGTCCTGGGCAGACATCGAGAGGGTAATGAACTACGGATACATGAAGGAGAACGGAGAACAACTGGTCGTAAGCCTCTGCCTCATCGACTCCGGCTTTGACACCGATGCGGTCTATGACTTCTGTGCGAACAATTCAGACTGGGCACTCCCGGTCAAAGGTTCGAGCAGAGTAATGACCGAGCACTTTCACCTCTCAAAGATTAACAAGACCGACAGCAAAGCATACGGCATGAACCTCTGCGTGGTCGATGGCGGCAAGTACAAAGACATGATCGCTGCCAGAATGAAGAAGGACAACGGCAGAGGAGCGTGGATGGTTTACAACGGATGCGACATGGAATATGCGAAGCAGGTGACTGCGGAGCATAAAGTCCAGATCAAAAGAGGCGAACAGCTTGTGCAGGTGTGGGAACTGAAGGCAAGCCACACCGACAACCACTACCTCGACACCGAAGTGTACGCATTCGCAGGAGCCGACATCCTCGGAGTTCGCTCGATGCATCTGATGGAAGAGCAGAAGGTCGAAGAAAAAAAAGAGCGACCGAAAGAGCAACAGGAATCCCCGGAAGAGTCGTGGATAAAAGCAAATGAAGACTGGATATAAGGAGGAATGAGCATGGCAGATCTTAAGACCGTAAAGGAAGAACTCGCAGAAGTCGAGCAGGCTCTGTCGAGCATCGCCCTGGGCGGCCAATCCTACACGATAGGATCCCGAAAGCTGACCAGAGCAGACTACTCCGCACTACTGGCACGAAAGAAGGAACTGCAGGCGGCTCTCGCTTCAGAGGGAGACACCTCGCTGTTTGATAACACCTTCGTGGCTTATTTCGATGGGAGGTAGGAAAGATGGCATGGATAGATAATGTGATCGCCTTCTTCAACCCTGAGGCAGCAGCCAGAAGAGCGGCATGGAGAAATGCATACGATGAACTGCGAAATTACGATGCCGGAGACTTTGGAAGACTGAACTCCGGGTGGAGGGTTTCAAACGAATCGGCAGAAGTCACGGACAGGAACAGCCGTGAATGGGTAAGAGCCAGAGCAAGAGACCTGGAACGCAACTCCGATGTGATGAACTCCGTACTCGGAGCATACAAGAGAAACATCATCGGTTCAGGCTTTCAGATCCAGGCAAAGGGCAAGAACACAAAGCTGAATAAGGAACTGGAGCAACTCTGGAAGAAGTGGTGCAAGGCAAGGAACTGCGATGTGACCGGGCAGCAGAATCTGAACGAGATGCTCCGAATGGCGGTAGTCAGGAAGAAGGTAGACGGAGGAATCCTCTTCGTGAAGCGATACACGAAGGACGGAATGGTACCCTTCTCCCTTCAGATGGTCGAGGTAGACGAACTGGATACCGGGTTCGAGTCTCCCCACGACAAGAACCACAAGGTAGTAGGAGGAATCGAATACAACGAATACAATCGCCCGGTCGGATATTGGATCCGGCGGTACGAGGTAGACGGATACTCAATCGCATCCCCGGTCTATGTGAAGGCCGATGATGTGATTTTTTATTTCACGAAGAAGAGACCATCGCAGATCAGGGAGATGTCAGACATGAGTCCGACAGTCACAAGGATCCGAGATGTGAACGAATTCATCACGGCGGTATCGGTGAAGCAGAGGATAGAAGCCTGTCTCTCCGTCTTCATCAAGAAGCAGCTGCCTGTTTCAGGAATCGGACGAAGCGGAATATCAGATACGCAGGGGAAAACCTCATACGATGGCAAGACCCTCACACCCGGCATGATCAAGGAGCTGAATGCAGGAGATGAGGTTCAGGTAGTCAATCCGACAGGACAGTCTGCAGATGCAACATCGTTCGTGAAGCTGCAGCAGAGACTGGTCGGAGCAGGACAGGGTCTCTCCTACGAAGCCACAAGCCGTGACATGAGCGAAACGAACTACGCATCAGCAAGGCAGGGAGCCATCGAGGATGAAATGACCTTCCAGGAGGAAAAGGAGAAGATCCTCTCCATCTTGGATGAGATATATGAGACCTTCGTGATATCCTGCGTGATTTCAGGAATCGTGCAGGTAAGAGACTTCTGGGAGAAGAAGGACGAATACCTCGCCCACGAGTGGATACAGCCTCCGAAGAAGTGGATAGATCCGCAGAAGGAATCAGGAGCGATGAAGACCGCTCTCAATATCGGAGTCAAGACCTACAAGCAGATAGCAGCCGAACAGGGTACGGACTGGCGCACCCAGATAGATGACATCGCAGAAGTGAATGAGTACGCAAAGAGCAAAGGACTGGAAGACTTCTCATCAATACTCTTTGACGGAAAGATGTCTGACAAAGAAGAACAGGAGGAACAGGGCGATGAACAGACGCTTACAGAAGAAGAGGGCGGCGAATCTCCAGAGGACAATGGAGACGAAAGACCCGAAGACGATGAAGGAAAAGAATAAAGGCACTCGTGAGCTTCTCGACTGCAAGATCAGAGCAGTCGAGGACAAAGAGCGAACCTTCAGGCTTTCCTTCAGTTCCGAAGAGCCATACGAAAGATGGTTCGGTCCCGAAATACTCGACCATTCAGAGGGAGCGGTAGACCTCACCCGGCTGAATGAGATAGGAGTCCTGCTCTATAACCACAATCGGGATGCCGTGATCGGCAAGATTGAAAGAGCATGGATAGAAAATGGCAGAGGCGAAGCCGAGGTCACCTTCGACACAGACGAAGACTCAGAGAAGATCTTCAAGAAGGTAGAGGGCGGAACCCTGAAGGGGGTATCAGTAGGATACCTCGTGGACTCATGGGAGGAAGTAATGCCGAATAAACAGTCGGCAGATGGCAAGTACACCGGACCCTGCTCAATCGCAAGGAAGTGGGCACCCTACGAGATAAGCATCGTCTCGGTTCCGGCTGACCCGACAGTGGGTGTAGGACGCTCCGCAGAGGGCGGCGTGGATACTGCTATCTACGAGACTAAAAAGCGGCAACTTCAATACAACAAAAACATTTCACAAGGAGGAACACACAATGAGTAGAGAACAGATGATTGCTCGTCAGCAGGAACTCCTCGCACTTGCGAAGTCCCAGAACCGAGCAATGACAGAGGACGAACTCAAAGAGTTCGACAGTCTGCAGCGTTCTATTGACGCATACGATGCGACAGTAGGAGCAACTGGCCACGCTAATCAGAGAAGCGTCAAGGATGATGACGATGACGAGGGTGGCAACGATGACGATGATGAGGACGGCCAGAAGTCCGCAAAGGACATTCAGGCAAGAGCCATCAAGGAAGAGCGTGAGCGCATCCGCTCCATCGAGGAGATGTGCCGCCACTTCAACATGGACGCATCCGAGTACATCAGCAAGGGTACATCCGTAGAGGGTACCAGAGCAGCTATCATGGAGAAGCTGATGACAGACGGCGCACCTATCGGCTCCGGCATCACCGGGGTAGTCGATGAGGGTGACAAGTTCCGCAGAGCAGTATCCGATGGACTTATGATGCGCTCTGGTCTTCAGGTTCAGAACCCTGCAGAGGGAGCTGAGTCATTCAGAGGCATGAGCCTTCGTGACATCGCTATCGAGTGCTTGACAAGAGAAGGAGAGAGCCAGAGCGCACTCCTGCGCATGGACAGAAGCGAACTGTACGACAAGTTATGCCGCCAGTTCTACAACCCTTCCGCAGCATTCCCGGCAATCATGGATCAGACCATCAAGAAGAGCATCGTGGATCTTTATAACCATGTGCCTACCACTTTCCAGGAGTTCACCACAAAGGGAACACTCCCTGACTTCAAGGAGACCGCAGACCACGAGTATGTGATCGGTGGAGTGGGTGACTTCCTCGAAGTGCCTGAGAACGGCGAAATCCATCCTGATAAGCCTACAACCGAGCTTCTGCCTTCTCGTAAGCTGAAGACCTACGGTAAGCAGTTCAGCATGACCCGTCAGGCATTCATCAACGATGATATCGGGTTCCTCACCAGAGTGCCTGGTCTTTATGCGACAGCCGCAAAGAAGACCATCGACAAGCAGGTGTACGGTATCCTCTTCAACAACCCTGCCATCTTCGATGGAACTGCACTGTTCCATGCAACCCACAAGAACCTCGTGGCTAATGGCAGCAAGCCTTCACAGGCATCCATCCAGGAGATCATCCTCCAGATGCAGAAGCAGACCGACCAGTTCGGCGATGCAATCTACATCAACCCTGCAAAGATTATCGTGCCTGTCGGCTACGAGTTCGACCTCGCCGTAATCTTCCACAGCGCACAGGTAACTGGCAGCGCAAACAACGACATCAACCCTCTGTACAACTATCCGCTTCAGATCGTGCAGTCTCCGATCCTGAACGCACTCGCAGGCTCTGGTGCTTGCCCTTGGTTCATGGTAGCGGATCAGAGCAGCGCAAGAGGAATCCAGGTAGACTACCTCAACGGACAGGAGACACCTACCGTCCGCAGAATGGAGGCACCGGGAGTCCTCGGCTTCACTTGGGATATTTATCTCGACTGGGGCATCAGCGTAAGAGACTTCAGAGGCATCGCAAAGAACCCTGGCGTGGCTCTTTAATGAGAGAGGAGGAAAAATACCATGGCAAAAGCAAAGTTCTGGCAGAATGGCGGACACCTCGACTATGTCAATAGCACCGGGTCCGACATCGAAGCCAACACAGTAATTTTATACGGCAGCCGCATCGCAGTAGCAGGCGGAGACATCCCGAACGGAGCGAAGGGCGCACTCATCGTAGAGGGCGTGTTCGAGTTCCCGAAGGATAACGCAGCCATCACAGCCGGAGCGGCAGTGTACTGGGATGCAACTGACAGCGTGATCACGGCTACATCCACAGGCAACACCCTCGCAGGTTATGCCGTAGCGGCAGCAGCGGCTGACGATGCGAAGGTTCTCGTCAAGATCAACGCATGAAGCTGACAGCGAAGCGTCCTATCTTGTACCGCTCCAAGCAGTACAAGGTAGGCGAACAGCTGCCTGCTGACAATCAGGCGATGGTTGAAGCGTGGCTCGAAGCCGAAAGTGCGGAATGGATAGACGAGACCAAGAACGCACCTGCGGTCGAGCCTGAAGCTAAAGCACCAAAGGATAAAGAGCCGGAGGTGGAAGAGCCGAAAGCAAAAGCCACAGCCAAGAAAGCGGCAACCAAGAAGGGAGCGAAGTAGATGAGCGCATTCAAGGACATTATAGCCAGAGATGTGCATCAGACCTTCTTAAACCCTGATGAATTTTCAGACATCCATAAGGTCAACGGTAAGGATATGCCAGTTCAGATAGACACGAACGAGCAGATCGAGCGTGAGAAGAGGATGAACCAGAATGTGGACGGTGTCTACACGAACCAGAAGCTGATCTATGTGGCAGCTTCGGACTTCGGAGCGATGCCGAAGCAGGGAGCAATCCTCAATCTGGACGGAAAGATATACCGGGTAGCCGATGCGGTGGATGAATACGGAATCTATTCTATAACGATCGAGGCGAACAGAGCATGAGTCAGATATACATCGAGGTAGATCAAAAAGACCTCCATAGAGTCATGTCGAAGCTGAAGGACATGGAAAAAGCACCGAGGCATCTGCGAAATGCTATCAACCGAACCGCAACCGTGGCGATGAAGATGATAAAGCAGGGCAGAAGCCAAGGCTATACCGTGAAAGTCGGACGCTTTAACAGCGATATAAAGAAGTTCAGTGCAACTCCGACCAATCTGCAGGCAACGATACGCTCCAAGGGAAAACCTCCCACACTTCAGAGTTTCAAGACCTCATACCCGAAAGCCGGAGGCAAGGCGGACATCACAAAGAGTGGACTGAAGAAACTGGTCACAGACTCAGGCGGTGCAGCCTTCATCCCTTCAGGTGGACAGGCGGCAGGACTGATGGCTCAAAGGAAGGGTAAGGAACGGCACCCGATCAGGGTGTTATACGGCAACTCCGTACCGAAGATGGTAGAGCAGATCTACCAAGGCAAGCGTGGAGGACAGGGCGATATGGAAGACAAGGTCAAGAAGAGACTGCACGATGAAATTCAGGCGGAGATTGCCAAGATTATGTAGAGAGGTGCGATTTTATGACTTTCAAGAATCTGCAAGACGATTTGATAACAGAGGTGGAGACGCTCCTAAAGGATGTGGTCACCCAGAATACGGACGGCGAACAAGTGGTGGGAGTAAAAGGGTATGCCCACAGATTACCAATCACCCAGTCGGACGAAGACGATCCGGCTCAATACTTCCCGTACTTCATCGTTCGGTTCGATACTGGCAAGACAGAAGACGATGATGACTGCTGGCACATCGCCGTGGACATCATACTCGGAGTGTATGACGCAGGAACGGACATCTCGGAAACCGAGACGAACGGTGACGGCGAAGAGGAAACGAGGAAAAAACTGCTCGTAGGTGGACATGAAAACATCCTCATCATGATACAGAGGATCGTGGACAGGTTCGCATGGGACCCTCTGTTTGATAAGAAGTACAGAGCAGACCAAAACATCCAATGGGCGGTCGGAGAAGACGATACCTATCCGTTTTATTTCGGAGCGGTAGCAATTACCTTCTCTGTTCCAAAGATTGGAAGAAAGGAGCCGGAGTACAGATATGTCTAAATCAACAAAGAAAGCGCAGACAGCTAAAGAGGCCGAGGCGGAAGTAAAGGACGAAGTGGTAGAAGAGACTAAGGTCGAAGAAGCCGCAGAGCCTGAGAAGACCGAGGAAGTCGCAGAGGCAACAGCGCAGGAGCCGAAGATGTATGTCGGACCCACGATACCGGGGGCAGGCATCCAGAACAGGGTATACACGGAGATACCCGAAGGGGCAGCGGCTCTGATCAAGGAACACCCCGAATTCGGTAATCTGTTCATAGCCATCGAGGAATACCCGAAGGCGAACAGAATGCTCCGTGAAGGAACTGGTTACATTTTCAGTGCATTCAACAAGGCACTGGGATATAAAAACAACAAGTAGGAGGTAAAGCATCATGGCTAAAAAACATGGAGTATTTATCACCGAGGAGGCTACAGCCGTAACCGTGCCTCAGGAATCCTCTGCAGGAGTCCAGGTAGTAATCGGAACGGCTCCCATCAACCAGGTGGAAGACCCTTCGAAGGTGGTAAATGTACCAATTCTCGCAAACTCCGCAGCTGAGGCAATGGCTGCACTGGGATACTCGGATGACTTCGAGAAATACACCCTCTGCCAGTCGATGTATGCGACAGGCAACCTCTACCAGGTTAGCCCGGTCGTTTATATCAATGTCCTCGACCCGGACACTCACAAGCAGGCTCTCACAGAGGCAACGGTGACAGTCACCGATCTTCAGGCTACCGTAAAGACAGAGGGAATCCTGAAGAAGAACCTCGTGGTCAAAGTACCTGCATCCACACAGGGCGGAGATCCCACTACCCTCACAGTAGACACGGACTACACCCTCGAATTTGACAATGACGGATACCTTGTGATCACTCTTCTCTCTTCAGGAGCAGGAGCAACAGCTACAAGCCTCATCGTATCCGGCTACAAGTTGGATCCTACCGCAGTAACCGCAAACGACATCATCGGTGCAGTGAACGCTTCGACAGGAGCAGAGACAGGTATGGAAGTAATCCGTCAGGTATATCCGAAACTCGGAATCGTACCCGGAATCCTTCTCGCACCCGGATGGAGCCAGATCGCTACAGTCGGCATCGCACTGCAGGCGAAGGCGGTCAACATCAACGGAGTATTCAAGGCGGTAGCCTTCCTCGACATTCCTACCGACTCCACAAACGGAGCAAGGAAGTATACGGATGTCAAGACCGTGAAGGAAAGCTGCGGCTTCACTTCGGAGTACGCATACGACCTCTGGCCTTGCGTAAAGGTCGGTGACAAGGTTCTCGCATTCTCCGCAGTAGCGGCAGCCAGAACAGCATACACCGATGCAGTCAATGAGGATGTGCCTTCGAATTCACCTTCGAACAAGCCTCTCGCCATCACTGGCACCTGCCTCGCAGACGGAACAGAGGTAACCCTCGACCAGGATCAGGGCACCACAGTCAACAGCTACGGTGTGGCAACAGCCATCAACATCAACGGCTTCAGACTCTGGGGCAACTACACAGGAGCATATCCGGCAAGCGGAGACGCAAAGGACATCTGGATCAATGTCCGCCGTATGTTCAACTGGCAGGGTAACACCTTCATCCTGACCTACTTCGACAAGGTAGACGATCCGATGAACTTCGTACTCATCGAGAACATCGTGGACAGCGAGAACATCCGCTGCGCAGCTTACGCACCTACTCACTGGGCAGGAGCAAGCATCGAATACCTCGAAGCAGACAATCCGATCACGGATATCCTGGCAGGCAAGATGACCTTCAGACAGCACATCGCTCCGTATACACCTGCAGAGACCATCAACAATATCCTGAACTACGATACTTCGATGCTTCAGGCAGCTTTAACAGGAGGTGAATAAAGATGAGCAACATCGGAAACATGGTACCCGAAGTCATTAACGCTTACAATGTCTATCTTTCAGGCAAAGTCCTGGGCGTTTCTGGCGAGGTGGAGCTTCCTGAATTGGAGGCTATGACAGAGACCATCGAAGCGGCAGGAGTCCTCGGAGAGATCGAGACTCCGGCAACAGGACACTATGGCAGCACAAAGATCAAGATCCCGTTCGCAATCCTTCATGAGGATGTGGTATCTCTCATGGATACTACAAAGGCTCTGGAACTCACTCTTCGTGGTTCTGAGCAGTTCATGGACAGGAAGACAGGGAACACCGAAGACATCCCGGTCAAGATCGTGGTAAGAGGCAAGGCTACAACCAACACCCTCGGCACTTTTGCAAAGGGCAAGAAGGGAGAACCTGAGATCGAGATCGAGTGCTTCTACATCAAGATCGTGATCAACGGCGATGACAAGTTCGAACTGGATAAGTTGAACTTCAAGTGCATCGTCAACGGCAAGGATCTGATGGCGAAAATTCGCAAGAATATCTGATAGGAGGAATCACGCATGGCTGAAAAGATTACCAATATCGAAGAAGCGCAGGTAACTGCAAAGAAGGAAGAGACGGTGGGGGATGAATCCCTCATCGTCAAACTTTCCAAGACTTACAACTTTGAAGGAGAGCAGATCTCCGAGATCGACTTCTCCGGCTTGGAAGATGTGACCGCAAAGACGATGATCAAGGCGAACAAGGTACTCACGGCATCCGGCGATGTCCAGATCATGCCGGAGAGCAGCCTTCACTACGCTCTCATCATTGCGGCAGAATGCACCAAGTACCCTATCGAGTTTTATGAGACACTCCGTCCGAAGGACGCAACCAAGATCAAGAACACGGTGACTGGTTTTTTCTACGGCGAAGAATAAGGCTCGAAGACGCAAGAGACCTACGGAAACTATGTCTCGCACTTTCCATCAATCTGAATTCAGACTGGGACAAATTCGAGAGGCTTTCAATTTTTGAGCTGATCGATCTGTGCGATGACCTCAAAGATCTACAGAAGGAGATGAAGACGAAATGAGCGAATACGATATAGCGATTAAGATAGCCGGACAGCTTGAAGGCTCTTTTAAGAATGCCATCAAAGGTGCTCAGTCTGGTCTCACAGGTCTCGGTCTTTCAGGAAAAGTCGGAACTATGGCACTAAAGGGCATCGGAGTAGCAGCCAAAGCAACTGCGGCAGCATTAGCAGCCACAGGAACTGCGGCTGTTGCTCTCGGTGGCTATGCCGTAAGCGTAGGAAAAGACTTCGAAGCGCAGATGTCCACGGTTCAATCCATTTCAGGAGCGACCGGGGAAGAATTCGAAGCATTAAAAGCCAAGGCGAAGGAAATGGGATCCACGACATCCTTCTCCGCAACCGAGGCAGGACAGGCCATGGAATACATGGCAATGGCAGGATGGAAGTCCGAAGACATGATAAGCGGTATCGGCGGAATCATGAACCTGGCGGCGGCTTCAGGAGAAGACCTCGCTCTGACTTCGGACATCGTAACGGACGCACTAACCGCATTCGGACTGTCGGCTAAGGACTCCGGGCATTTTGCGGATGTACTGGCGGCAGCTTCAAGTAACGCAAACACGAATGTCGCAATGCTCGGCGAATCCTTCCAGTACGCAGCACCAGTAGCAGGCGCACTCGGAATATCCGCAGAAGATACATCAGTCGCTCTCGGACTTATGGCGAACGCAGGAATCAAAGCGTCAAATGCCGGAACTGCACTCAGGACAGGACTAACAAACCTCGCAAAACCGACAAAGCAGATGCAGACCTACATGGATAGGTACAACATCGCAATGGTGAAGAACGAAGACGGATCCATAAATCTGCGAGATACCATGATAGACCTGAGAGCCAAGATGAGCGGACTGTCGGAATCAGAACAGGCAGCTGCAGCGGCGGCAATATTCGGAAAGAACTCAATGGCAGGATGGCTCGCAATCGTCAACTCTTCGGAGCAAGACTTCGAGAAGCTGACAGGAGCGATAGATGACTGCAATGGCAAGGCCGCAGAGATGGCGGCGATTAAATTAGATAATTTGGAGGGAGATATCACCCTCTTAAAAAGTGCGGCGGAAGGCTTCGGCATTTCACTGTACGAAAATATGCAAGGACCCCTGAGGGAATGGGTAACCTTCGGAAAAGACCAGATAGGCATCCTTCAGGAGGCTCTCGACAGCGGAGGCTTCGAAGGACTGGCATCAGCCATCGGCGAAGTCTTATCAAACGGAGTGGTCAAGATCGGAGACGCTGCGCCTGATTTCATAAACGGAGCGGCAGATGTGGTCGAAGCACTCATAGACGGAATAGACGGCAAGTCCCCGGAACTCGGAGCGGCGATGGCAAGGCTCGGAACAGCACTGCTCAATGCGGCAATCCGCCTCATTCCTCGGATGATCGTCACAGGCGGAAAGCTGATGGTCGAATTCGCAAAGGGAATGGTGGACAACCTCCCGGCTCTGAAAGAATCAGCGATAGAGGCGGTGACCTACTTCTGGAATGCAATCAAGGAAGGCTTCGGAGATTTCAAAGATTTTCTGGGAGACGATGAGGTCGAACCTTTCAAGAAGGTACTCGCACTCCTTCCGGCAATAGTCGGAGGCTTCGCAATCTTTGACGGAATCGGTGGAGCGATCAAGGGATTTGTAACATCGTTCAAGACGGCAGGCAAGGCAGTACCTGGAGCGGCAAAAGGAATAGCCGGAGCAGGCAGTCAAATGTCCGCAGTAGCAAAGAACATCCTCGGAGTGGGGGCAGGCTTCGCACTGGCAGCGGCAGGAATCTGGCTTCTTGTAGATGCAGCCACAAGGATATCCCAGGCAGGACCCGGAGCGGTAGTCGCACTTATAGCCATGACAGGCGGAATCATCGCCCTGATGGCTATAGCATCGAAACTCGGACCCGAACTGCAGGCAAGTCAGCAAGGACTGATCGCATTCGGAGCGGCAATGCTGATGACGGCGGCAGCGATGGCAATAATGTCCTTCGCAGCGATCCAACTGGCAAATGCAGGACCCCTCGCATTCGCAAGCCTCGCTCTGATGATCGGAGGCATGGCAGGAATGATGGCGATAGCCGGAGCATTCGGAACGCAACTGGCAACAGCGGCACCCGGACTACTGGCATTCGGAGCGGCGATACTTCTCGCAGCGGCAGGAATGGCGGTCATGACCTACTGTGCAATCACGCTCTCTCAGGCAGGAACAGGAGCAATCGCAATGTTCGCAGGACTGGCAATCGGCCTGATCGCCTTCATGGCGGTAGCGGCACTCCTCGGCCCGATGCTGATATCAGGCGGAGCAGGAATGCTCCTTCTTGGAGCAGGACTCCTCATAGCAGCCGCAGGGATGGCTCTGCTTGCCAACACGGCAATCCAACTCTCGACCGCAGGAGCACCTGCAATCATTACGATGGCGGCACTCGCAGTCGGTATCCTGGCATTCGGAGCGGCAGCCGGAGCATTGGCACCATTGCTCATGGCAGGCGGCGCAGCACTGGCAGTATTCGGAGCAGGGCTTCTGGTAGTCAGCACGGCGGCGGTAGTGGCAGGAGCGGCACTCCTTATCATATCCGCATCACTGCCTACGCTTTCACAGTATGGAGCGTCAGGAGCGGTGGCAATCCTCGAACTCGGAGCGGCAATGACCGTCTTCGCAGGAGGAGCGACACTCGCAGGAGCAGGAGCAGGAGCAGCGGCTCTCGGTTTCGGAGCATTGGCACTGGCGGCAGCCGGAGCAGATCTGGCATTCGCTCCGCTTGCGCTTGAAATGACAGCGGTAGCAGCGGCGGTAGCCATCATAGGAACATCCGCATCAGCGGCGGCAACAGGAATCACCACCATGAAGAACAGTTCTGACGGAATGGTGACATCCATGGCGAAACTCGCCCTGGCATTCGCACCAGTAACACTGGCGATAGTTCCATACGCAGCCGGAGTGGTCGCAGGAACGGCAGCAACGGTAGCACTGGCAGCTTCAATCGGAGCGACCACAGTAGTCCTCGCAGCGATGGCGGTAGCACTTCTGGCAGTGGTGGCAGCCTTAACAGGAATCAACCTGGCAATCTCCACCTTCAGGACACAGGCGATGGTTCTCGGAGCATCGACCACAATAGCCACTATGGCATTTATGAGGTTCGGAACTGCGGTAACACCTATGTCCGCAGCACTCATCAGAATAGTAGCACCGATGACATCCGCAGGAGCGGCATCAACCGTACTGGCGGCAAGCATGACCAGAAGCGTAGGATCCGCAAGACAGATGGCGGCGGCTTTTGTAGCACTCGCAGTCGCATCGGCAGCAGGCGTGGCGGCTTTCCGGGCATTCCAAAGCGGAGAGAGTCAGAGCATGACTCAGGCTCAAACCGATACCCAGACGAAGACGGCGGCAATCGTGAGCATCGTGCGGATGGGCGGAACACAGATCATAATGATCGCCACAATGACGGCAAGCGGAATCAGGGCGGCATTCAGCATCGACCTCACATCAAGTGGACAGAACATGATGCAGGGTCTCATCAACGGAATGAACAGCATGGCTGCACAGGTTCAGGCAACTGCAACACGAATCGCTCAACAAGCAGCGCAGGCCGTGAACAACGCTCTGCAGATACACTCGCCTTCACAGCTTATGGTCGAATCTGGACAGTACACGGGCGAAGGACTGGTAGTCGGAATGCAGAACCGCACATCAGACATTCAGACTGCAGCGCAGGCAATGACGCAGCCGATCCAGGAGCAGAGCAACCAGATGAGAGATATGACCGCTCCGCAGGTCGATATGCGAAGCGGAGTGATCGGAGAGACCATCGACAACTTATCAGGAGGAACGACCAACAACAATACGACAAACCAGACATCGAGTCCGACCTTCAACTTCAGTCCGACTTATGTGATAGAAGGCAATGCAGATCAGGAGACGCTCCAAGAGGCAAACAAGATGAGTCAGGCGGACTTCGAGAAGATGATGAACGAGTGGCAGCGCAAGAATCAGCGTGTCAGCTTCGCATAAAGGAGGCAGAGCATGGCAAGGACATACACCACAATCCAGGGCGATACCTGGGATCTGATCGCCTACAAAGTGTACGGCGAAGAGAAATATATGCGATACCTCATCGAAGCGAACTGGGAGCAGATAGATGTCCTCAAATTTTCGTCAGGCACGGTGCTCACTGTGCCTGACCTTCCTGAAGAGGCAGACGAAGATGCTCCATTCTGGAGACAGGATGCGAACGGAGAGGATAGCGCAACCTACTCACAGACTACGGAGGTAGACGATGAGTGACAACCCAAGGAAAGCCGAGGCAGCCTTCAAGTTTAACGGCAAGAATGTCACGAAGACTCTGAAGAACTACCTCGAATCAGTAAAATACACCGATGTGGCATCCGGGAGCAGTGACCAGTTAGACATTCAACTTCAGAACATCAATGCGAACTGGCTCGGCAAGTGGTACCCGACCAAGGGAGACAAAGTGGTCGGTTCGTTCATTTTCCACAACTGGAAGAAGGACGGCAAAGACATCTCCCTGCCGCTCGGAAAATTCACGATGGATGATATCCGCTTTTCAGGCGGACCCATGACGGCACAGTTCGGATGCGTAGCGGTGCCGAATGATGAATCATTCAGAGTAAGAGAGAGAACCAAGACATGGAAGGGAATAACCATTCAGGGCATCGCCCAGGAGATAGCGAGCCGATACGGTCTATCCCTGAAGTATTCTGCACCGACAATCTCCATCAACGAACTGGAGCAGTCGGACAAAACGGATTGCGCCTTCTTATTCGACCTCTGTGACAAGTACGGAATCTCGATGAAGGTCTACGCAGGACAGATAGCAATCTATGATCAGGGAGCGATGGAGAGAAAGAAGTCGATAGCAACCCTGAAAAGAACCTCGTTCGTGGATGATCACTGGGATTTCACGGACACTCTCGCAGGGATCTACACCGGAGCAAGGATATCCTACAAGTCCGGCAAGGACAGTGAGGAAATCAGCATATACCTCGGCTTTCAGGCAGAGGACGCACCGGGAAGTCGTGTGCTTCGGATCAGCGAGACAGCGGACAGCGTGGAGGATGCCTACTACAAGGCAGCGGCCAAGGTCAACAAGTCCAATCAGGGCGCAACCACGATATCGGCTGACATCTTCCCGAACCCGAAGATCTGCGCAGGAGTGACCGTGAAGGTCACAGGGATGGGTAAAGCGAACGGTAAATATTTTGTGGATAAGTCCACGATCACAGTCGGGGAATCAGCCACAAAGCAGAGCATAGAGATGCACAAATGCCAGAGAAGGCTCGTGAACACGGCGGTACCGACACCACCTGCAGCGTCACCTTCAGCACCTGCAGCGAAGTCATACAAGGAGGGAGATATCGTCCAATTCAATGGCGGAACTCACTATGTATCAAGCTACGCAGGAGCAAAAGGGTACAATGCAAAGCCGGGACCGGCAAAGATTACGCATGATCCTACCTGCAAGGGCAACGGCGGAGCGCATCCATGGCATCTGGTACATACAGACAAGACATCCAATGTCTACGGATGGGTAGACGAAGGAACATTCTCATAGGAGGAACGAAAGCATGGCAGAAAGACTGATAAGAATCGGCAGAGTGTCCTCCGTGAATGCGGCAAAGGGAATGGTCAGCGTGACATACCCAGACCTCGACAACTCCACTACCGGGGAGTTCCCGGTCTTCTCATTCACGGACGAATACAAGATGCCGAGTGTAGGGCAGGAGGTCCTCGTCCTGCATTTATCGAACGGACAATCCGCAGGCATCGTCCTGGGCAGATACTGGAACGGCTCGAACACTCCGCCTGTTAGTTCAGGCTTCAGGAAGGAAATGGGTGACAACTTCGGGCAGGCTTATATGGAATATAACGGCTCGGCATTAACCATTCACGCATCGAAGATCATACTCGATGGAGAAGTCGAGACGGACGGCTCGATCACGGTACCTGCGAAGGACGATGTGAAGGTGGGAGCAATCACCCTGAAGAACCATAAGCATACCGACAGCGTGGGTGGAAAGACCACCAAATCAGAAGCATAGGAGGTATGACACATGGCAACATTAGCAAAATGGGGAGATATAACCTTCAGAGTCAACTCGGAGCAGGTCTTCTCCTTCAGGAATATGAAACGATCCTACTCGGCGAGATGGGCGGCACACAACATACCGGGGAAAAGACCGAAGATGGAGTTCCAGGGACCCGGCATGGATGAGATCAGCATCGAGGTCATACTGGACGCAGAACTCGGAGTGAAGCCAAGGTCAGCGATGAAGAAATTCAGATCCGCAGCGAAGAAGGGTAAAGTCCATTACTTCTATGTGGGAGGAAAGAAGGTAGTCGCTCGGAAACTTTACATCTCCGCAGGAACGGAGAACTGGAACGAGATATGGAACGGCGGCGAACTGGTGAGAGCCACAGCCACCCTGACATTTAACGAATACAGATAGGAGGTAAGGCGATGGGTTTCACGAACTACATACAGACCGTCAATATGGACGGAATGTCAGACTTTGAAAGAATCGACCAGAACCTCCGCACTCTGATCGTTACACTGGAACAGACGCTACCGGGAAGTCGAGGCTTCGGACTTTCGATAGAAATCACCGACCTCATGCCGGAGCAGGCCAGAAACGACTTCGCAGCGGCTCTGGATGAAAAGGTGGAAGAGTTCATACCAGAGATAAGGATCGCAGACATCGAGATGGATGTGGGAGCGGACGGATCGATAACGATGCAGATCTATGTCGAGGAAAATGACGAATACGAGGAAGGAGATGAGGAAGAAGATGATTAACGCAATAAAGAACCTCCCTGAGGTCAGCTTCATAGACGGAAAGACCCTCGATGATGTCCAGTCTGAGATGGTCTCCGACTATGAGAAGAAATACAAAGAAGTGACAGGAAAGAGCCTGACGCTTCGGAGAGCTGACCCGGAGACATTGAAACTCTATGCGGCTTCGGTTCAGATATACCACCTGCTCCTTCATATCGATATGGCAGGAAAGATGGATCTCCTGAAATACGCATACGGAGACTTTCTGGACAACCTCGGAGCACTCCGAGGAGTCACAAGGCTACCTGCGTATCCGGCAAAAGCAACGGTGCGCTTCACGCTTTCCGCAGTTCAGGCATCCGTGGTAACCATTCCACAAGGCACAAGGGTATCGAATGGAGATATCCTCTACTTCGCAACAGATGAGGTGGCAGAAATCCCGATAGGGCAGACCTATGTGGATGTACCCTGCACCTGCCTCGATGACGGAGAAGTAGGAAACGGACAGATGGCAGGAACGCTCAATTTTTTAGTAGACAGCATCGCATACATCGGTAGCGTCTCCAACACCGAAGAGACCACAGGCGGATCCGAAATCGAATCGGATGATGACTTCGCAGACAGAATCTACCTCGCTCCCGGCTCGTATTCGGTAGCAGGACCCACGGACGCATACATCTACCACACGAAGTCCTACAGTTCAGCAATCGGCGATGTGGAAGTATCCTCGCCTGATGCCTGCGAAGTGGAAGTCCGCTTCTTGATGGCGGACGCAAGTATGCCGACCGCAGGACTGATCGCAGAGGTTCAGGATTATCTCTCCGCAGAAGACAAGAGACCGCTCACGGATCAGCTGACGGTACTCGCACCGACCGGGCAGAGCTTTGATGTCAATGTGAAATATTACATCAACAAATCGAATCAGGACACGGCGGTATCAATCCAGTCATCGGTCAATGCAGCGATAGCGGAATACATCGCATGGCAGACAGGAACGATAGGAAGAGACATCAACCCTTCAGTTCTTACCCAGATGATGGTAGCTGCAGGAGCAAAGAGAGTGGAAGTAACCTCCCCGGCATTCACTACGGTGCCGACCGGGAGCGTAGCAAGAATCAATAACCAGACAGTCACATATGGAGGGGTAGAGGATGATTAAACTTTCAGAAGGTGAACTCCTCGACCTCTTACCTTCGCAGCTGAAGAACGACACGGATATGATCTGCCTTTCATACGCACTCAAATGCGCAGTAGAGCGACTGCTCCAATACGAAAGACAGACGATGACCGACAACTTCATCGACAGCCTCCCGGAGAAGATACTGGATGTACTGGCAGTGGAGCTTCGAAGTCCGTACTACCTCGACAGCATGGATATAGAGACGAAGAGGAACATCATCAAAAATACATTGATATGGCATACCAAGGCAGGAACACCCTCTGCGGTTTCAGAGATGATCACTGCCATATTCGGAGAGGGATATCTGGTGGAATGGTTCGACTTTACAGAGGGAGACAAGACACCGGGATACTTTGACATCGTAACCAACGCTCGAATGACCGAGGATATCGTGGAGAACTTCATGGCGATAATCAAGAGAGTCAAGAACGAGCGAAGCCACATCAGGAGGATCCTGATCAACAGAAAAGTGGAACACCCTGAATGGGTAGGATGGGGAGCGACATCCTCTCCGAAGAGACCGATCACGAATGCACCTGAAAGAGCCTCTGGCATTCAGGGAGAAGAAAGCACTGCAACGCAGGCGGTCTCATCCCCGAAAGAAGCAATCCTGAACGGATACCCGAAGAGGGAATCCGACACCGAAGGATATGAGTACGCAGGTGCTACGGCGATGTCCGCACCAAAGGAAACTATAGGGAATAGCACGACTCCGGCAACACGGTCGGTACAAAGAAGCGATAAAGCACTGGCAGCAGCGATATCTTCTCCGCACATTCGGATCCTGAATGGCGGACTGAAGGAGGAGAGCGCACCAGAGCAAAAGCAGAAGGTAGCGGTCGGAGCCGTGTCCAATTCTAAAATAATTTTATAGCAAGGAGGAACAGAAGCTATGGCTGGAGTATTCAACCAAGCCGTCCTGACCAAGAAGGGAATCGCACTTCTGGCAAAAGCACAAGCCGGACGATGCACGATCAACCTCACAAAAGCGGTATCAGGTAACGGCACCTACTCGGCAAGTGAAGACTTGACAAGCAGGACAGCACTAAAGAGCCAGATGCAGGAATTCAGCATCAACACGGTAATCGTGCAGAACACCACGAATGTCTATGTCAAATTCATCATCACAAACTACCCGGACGCAAGCCACGCACTCGCCCAGGGGTACTATGTGAGAGAGATCGGCTTATATGCCACTGACCCGGACGAAGGAGATATTCTGTACGCAATCGCAACAGCGGTCACAGACCAGTGGGATTATATGCCTTCGTACAATAATCTCCTGCCTTCGACCATAACCATCGAAATGCTGACCGAGGTGGCGAACGCATCCACGGTCACCATCGAAGCACCGAACAAGATGTACCTCTACGATGACAACACCGGGGAGAAATACCAACTCGGAGTAGAGGACGGATTACTTTATTTTGAGGAGGTAGCAGAATGAGCAAAGTATATGTAGCAGACAAGGAGACGCTCGACAAAATCTATGACATCGTCTCCGCAGAAGGAGTCTACGGCTTCATCGAACACTGCGCCACGCTTGCACCGGGCAGCAGGATCGAGTACATCGGCAAGAACGCAGACTACACACCCATCAGTGTGACCATGGGCGGAGGTTTCTCCCTTGGATCCTGGGGCGGCTTCTCCGTTCTGGCAAATAACAAGCCTTGGATGGTAAACGCAGACGGAACACCCGACTACGAGTTAGACCCTGACGATTACACGAAGAAACTGGACGGATCGGCATCCGATGTCTCCAATACCTCATACGCAGGAGGAGCATTCTCGTGGATCTGCAAGATCTGGAAGAAGGAGTACATGGTAGGCGATGACCGCTATGTTCTCTTTTCAGAGACCAAGAAGGAAGGCTTCGAGCCTGTCGGCTTCATCGACAGTAACAACGCAGAACTCGAAGGAGTATGGCTGCCGATGTTCTACAACACCAACGGAACAACGAAGGCAACCTGCATCGGCGCAGGACAGCCGGAGGCAAACAATACTACGGCAAACCAGAAGACTGCCATCGATGCATTCGGATCCAGAGCGAAGTTCCTCGGCGGTGCTATCGTTGAGACTCTTCAGGATCTGCTCATCATGTGGGCGAAGACCACAGACCTGCAGGGAGCATACGGCAAGGGCAACTGCTCCGGCTATGTGAATGACGCAACCCAGAACTACGGTGTTCTTGCGAATGCAGTAGTAGGCGGCGGACAGTTCTACGGCACCACAGACGGAACATCCCTCAATAAGATCCTGCACTCCATCGTCCTGGGCACTTATCAGCAGTGGATGAGAGACCCTTACACCATCTGCGTAAGCGGCAAGCTGAAGGTTTCCAAGAACTACGCATATGACCTCGGAGCTTCAGGGTATACCGACACAGGAGTGAACTACGATGAGGTAGCAGATACCTCATGGCATTATCCTCACAAGTATAAGACAGTCGCAGGCTTCGGTTCAGTTCCTTCTCTTCCGCCTTATAACGGCTCTACTGCACTCGGCGGATGCGATGGCTTTATCGTAAACAGGAGCATCACGGCGGTCGCCATTCGGTTCGGTACTTGCCGCCATGGCCTCTTTGATGGGGTTCGTGCTTTGAATTTGTGCGACACTGCTACGACTGCGGACTGGTACCTCGGCTCGGCCGTTCTTCTCCTGCCACCTGTCGGCGTAGCCGCATAGGGGGTCTGGGGGTCTTCCCCCAGACTAAACGAGAAGCAGCAATAGGCTATCTTTTTGTAACGGATTTATAAAACTTAACAGGGGGAAGGACTGCCGACACCAGGGGCGGTCGCCATTCGGTTCGGTAATTGCAACAATGGCCTCAATGATGGGGTTCGTGCTTTGAATTTGAACAACACTGCTACGAATGCGAACTGGAACATCGGCTCGGCCTGTTTTTCTATCATTATGGAACATTAACCAAATGGCAGTCCTTAACCTACACCTCTGACGGATGAAAAGCCGTTTACTCGCCATTACTGGAAAGATGAGTGAAAATGAATCCGATACAGGGTGAGTCATAAAGCGGTCGCACCTATGGCTCACAGGAGATAGAAGAAAAAATATCCCATAGGAGTAGAAGTTTTATGCGAAAGAAGGAGGCAGAAGAGGCGATACAATCCTGCGGCTGCCAGAAGGGCATGAAACAATACAAGTATCTGTATCGAAAGATGCTCGATGAGCAGACCGTTCGGAAAGCCTATAAGAAACTTCGCAAAGGAAAGACCAAGAGGAAAGAAATACAATTCATTGACGCACACCTCGATGAAGAGGTGGCGAAGATGATAGAAATGATCAGAAACACGAGACCGGGCGAAGTCGAACACCCGGAACTCGCATTCGTACCATGCAAGAGGACTCCACGGTACATCCATGAACACGGAAAGACCAGGCGAATCTATATGCCGGAGATCCACGAGCAATGGCTACACCACATCATCGTCCTGATATTGGAGCCAATCATCACGGCAACAGCCTACCCGTACTCCTGCGGATCATTCCCGAAGAGAGGTGCTCACTACGGCAAGAGGCAGATGGAGCGATGGATAAAAAGCGGAGCAGGAATCAGGAACTTCGCAAAAATCGACATCCGTCATTTTTATGACAGCATCCAGGTCGGCATCCTGATGAGGGAGCTGCGGATCAGGATAAAGGATGACTGGTTTCTCTACATCATAGAGCTTTGCTTCAGAGGGATAAGAAAAGGAATACCTCTCGGCTTTTACATAAGCCAGTGGCTCGCAAATTACCTGCTCGAACCTTTAGACAGGCTCGTGACAGAGACACTGGGAATCAAGAAATACCTCAGGTACATGGATGATATGACATTCTTCGCAGAGAGCAAGAAGAAACTCCACGAAACCATCTCGGCAATTCGGATGTTTCTCGGTCGGAGGCTTAGGCTAAAGCTGAAGCACAACTATCAGGTCTGCAAGTTCGACTTCGTAAAGAAGACCGGGCAGAGGATAGGAAGAGTCATAGACTTCATGGGTTTTGTCTTCTTCAGAAGCCGCACGGTGATCCGAAAGAGCATCATGCTATCGGCAACCAGACTGGCGAAGAAGATGAACAAAAATAAACAGAAACTGCGTGGATACTACCGAAAGCACATCGAGGCGATGATCTCATACATGGGATGGTTCTCCTGCACGGACACCTACCACTGCTATGAAGAACACATCAAGCCACAGGTCAACATCGGGAACTTGAAGCGCATCGAATCAAAACTGCAAAGGAGGCAGAATCATGAAAGCATGGAAACAGGAAAGATGCTCCGAGCAGCCTGAAGAGCTTCAGGACATCGGAGGCGGTCTCTACATGGAGAGACGGAACATCACGGCAGAGAACCACGAAGCAGACGAAGCGGCAGGGGTGGAGGCGTATACCGACTATGTCTGCGAGAGCCGTGAAATCACGCAGGACGAGTACAATATGCTCAAGAGCATCAACGAGCATAACGACCAGGAGGCTATCGATGCGTACACCGAGCAGCTGTTAGAGGAAGGAGTGATCTAAGATGAGAACATTAGTACAGAGCCTGAGAAGGCTATACCTTAAAGGGAAGGTCACCGTGGAGAAACTCCAGAGCATGGTAGAAGCAGGCACTATCACCCAGGAAGAGTTCGACTACATCACAGGAGGATCTGTGGGATGATGGGTGACGCAATCCGGGAGATTAAACTGGAACTCTTCGAGAGCCAGTCTGAAATCATCCGAATTCAGTCCGAAGTGATCGATGACTTATTCCGCCTCTTAGGTCAACACCTGGAGGCGGATGAACTCGACAGCCTGCCAGTCATAGAGAAGATAAACCGGGCAGCTTCGCTTCGGAAAGAACACGAACTATGACAGGAAGGAGGGCTGACCATGGAAGAGACGATATCAAGAAAAGAACATGAGGAGTTCGCAAAGCGCATAGACGAAGAGAACCACAGACAGAATCGCAGAATCGAAGCACTTGAAGAGACCGTCCGTCAGATTTCAGACCTCACGGCCACGGTTAAGGAACTGGCTGTGAACATGAAGAATATGCTGACAGAACAGGAGAAGCAGGGTGTAAGACTTGCGAAGATGGAAAGCAAGGACGGCGAAATGTGGCGCACGGCTCTGACGCATATCCTCACGGCGATCATCGGTGGAGTGATTGCTTTTATTTTTGCGAAAATTGGAATGTAAAGGAGGGCAAAACATCATGAAGAACATCCAAAACAGCAACTGGTGGAAGGCAGCAGGCATCAGAGCCTTAAAAACTGTATGCCAGACAGCCATCGCCACAATCGGTACTGCAGCACTTGTGGAGCAGGTCAACTGGGTAGCGGTAGCAAGCGCATCCGCTCTCGCCGGGATCCTCTCGCTTCTGACAAGCCTTGCAGGAATCCCTGAGATTGAGAAGGAGGAGCAGAACAATGGATGAGAAGGACATCACCAGAGAAGAAGATCTGAACGAAGAGGCACTCGATGAACTCTCTAACGGCAAAGGGGAAGATGAGGAAGATGAGAACTCCCCGAAGGGGTGACCTATGACGAAGGAAGAATTCATAGAGAAGATCGCAGCACTCATCATCAGACACGCACCGACCTATGGGATAGCCGTACACTCTCCAATCATCGCCCAGGCGATACTGGAGAGTGCATACGGCACTTCGGAACTTGCGAAGAATGCGAATAACTACTTCGGATTGAAGTGGCGAAAAGGCAGGTGTCCGAGTGCGACAGGCATCTATAAGAAGGTCGGCAGCGAACAGAACCCGGACGGCTCATACATAAGCGAACTTATGGAATGGTGCCAGTTCCCGGACATGGAAAGCGGAGTGAAGGGATACTTCGAGTTCACGAACATCCAAAACTACGCAAACCTTAAAGGAGTGACAGACCCGAAGACCTACCTGCAGAAGATAAAAGCAGACGGATATGCCACTTCACTCAAATATGTGGATAACCTCATGGCGGTTATCCAGACATGGAATCTCACGAAATACGATAACAAGGAGGTGGACAAAGTGAGCAATAGTTCATTAGTAAATTACACAAAACTGTCCCCGAACCATTCAGGAGCGAGAACGCACAGAATCGACAGGATCAGTCCTCACTGCGTAGTAGGCCAGTGCAGCGTAGAGACCCTCGGTAACATCTTCGCTCCCAAAAGCAGACAGGCATCCTGCAACTACGGCATCGGACCCGATGGAAGAGTCGGGATGTATGTCGAGGAGAAGAACCGCTCCTGGTGTACTTCATCCAGTGCAAACGACCAGAGAGCCGTGACCATTGAATGCGCCTCAGACACGAAAGCACCCTATGCTTTCAAGGATGCGGTCTACAACAGGCTGATAGACCTCTGCGAAGACATCTGCAGGAGGAATGGAAAGAAGAAGCTGCTCTGGATCAGCGACAAGGCGAAGGCTCTGGCATACGAACCGAAGAGCGATGAGATGCTCCTGACGGTTCACAGATGGTTCGCAAATAAGTCCTGTCCGGGAGACTGGCTCATGGCAAGGATGGATAATCTGGCATCGAAGGTAACCGCAAGACTCGGAGGAAAATCCGCAGGAGGTGGCGGTAATGCAGGGAGCATCATCTACAGAGTCAGGAAGACGGCAACGGACTCCAAGACGCAGATCGGAGCATACAAGGTACTGGAGAACGCAAAGAAGGCAGCGGATGAACATCCGGGATATGCGGTCTTCGATGCAAGCGGAGTGAAGGTCTATCCGATTTCGGAACAGGCGGTCACAACTGGTACCAAGCCATACACAGTGATGATCACCACAGCCGTGCTGAATGTCCGCAAAGGACCCGGAACGGAGTGCGGCATCGCTACGACAGTCCGCAAGGGAGAAATCTACACCATCGTGGAGGAATCCTCAAACGGCAAATGGGGCAAGCTGAAGAGCGGAGCAGGGTGGATATCCCTCGCTTATACCCAGAGGAGCAAATAACGGTTCGGATGCCGCACTGTAGCCATGCACGGTGTGGTGTTTGAATAAATAAAGAGGCGGCAAGGAGTAAAATCCTGCCGCCTTCTTTTTTGCTTGCTGACATCCCAGACTTGTGATATCATGGCACACAAGAGGGGGTTTAAGGGGGTAAAACATCGCCCTCTTTTTTCATGAAAAAAATGTCGTAAACCTGATCCGCAGTCAGGCAATACCGATGAACGATGACGCACATCTGCGGATAAGTAAAATCATGAACACCATGGAGAACCTGGCTGACATTCTGCCGGGAGACACCAAGGGCATCCGCCAGAGAAGTAATGGAATCGCCGTAGGCTTTCATTTCCTCCTGTAAAAGAACCACATCAAGCATTAGAACACACCTCCTCACTAATTCAGGCAAATGGAACGCAGCACTCTGCGCACCCTCTCGGATCCATCATCATCGCCATCGCATCAGGGTAATGACGAAGGCGAGCCAATTCTTCATACAGAGCGTCCGCCTGCGCTTCGAGCGGAGCATAGAAGCCTGCCGGAGCAAAGCCGCAACCCAACTCTTCATCAGCGGCGATAAAGCGGTAGATTTCGTCAACCTTTTTTATTATTTCCTTTTTCTGTCTCGTCATAATTTACACCTCCATTTTATACCCGGCATATTCAACCGTAGACTTGATAGCGTTCAGAGTTCTGGCACAGCCGAAGGAGTAAACCTTCTGCTTTTCAACCCGGCCGTTCTTCAGGAAGGAAACGGAAACGGCATCCGAAGAGAGGAGATAAACCTCAACCCGATAGGTTTCGGTAGACTTTCCATACCAGGCAACCTCGACATCTTTCGACCATTCACGAGCAAGAGCATCATCGCCAGAAGCCTGAAAACCATATGCGCTTTTTAAGATTTCAAGAATTCGACTCATCATACCAAGACCTCCTTAATTGTAATCATGCAGCAGGATCGCCAGAGCCATCTGGGTAGCCTCGTCTTCCGGCTCGATATCCCAACCACGGTCATAATTCAGAGTAGTAACACCGTTTGCCTTTATCGTCAGCTTTGAGATGCGGCCACCATCGATGCCGAACTCGCTGCCTTCTTCAAAGCACTTGCACCAGTAATGGCAGATCACCGTAGCCTTGTCTTTGCTAAAAGCGTTTATCCCGATCGTTCCTTCTTTCCACATATTCAGCACCTCCTGCGTTTTGCTTTCCTTTTGGATTGTCTGTATGTTAACTCTGCCGGAGACTTATAGCAAGTTATACTTGCGGAGTAATATGCACAAAGATATCCGCCTTTCATTGTTCACTTTTTCATTATGAGGGGCGAACCCCCACATTATAAAAAAGCGAAGATTAGAGCCTCAAAAAAAGAGTCTGACCATCCCAGGTACACTCCTGCACCACTTCCCGGACAATGGCATTCTTCTCATCTGCAGACAGACCAGACAGAGACCGCATCATCCGTCCGATTTCCTCAGAACGCTCTGCAGAAGACCGGGCAGATGCCGCAGACCTTCTGGCTTCAGTTTTCGCAATCTCAATCTCACGGTTTATAGCAGCAAGAGACAGATCCTCCGCCTCAATCTGGGCGATGATATACTTCGATGCGGCAGATCCATCCGCAAGGCTCTCGGTCAGCCTGCCGATACGAGTGCGGATAGCCGAAGCCTTCCGTTCCAGATCCCGAAGAGCAGAGCCATCATCAGAAGGAGACTCCGCCTCGGCATATTTGCGGATCACAGAAGGGTCCGCTTCGATTTCAGAGAAGACAGCAAGGACACGGTCATCGAGTTTCGAGCATTTAATCATGGACATATCGCAAGCCTCTGCACCCTGCCTCATTCTTTTCAGACAGTAATAGGATGACAGGATCCTGCCGTGCGCTAACTTCTTTCGAGACACCTGCATCAAGCCTCCACACTTCGCACAGCGGAGCGTACCCTTCAGGAGAGGGATATCATACTTCTGTTTTTTCTCGAAGGTGTTCTGCCGAAAACGAGCCTGAACCGCAAGCCACACATCCACAGGAACAAACGGCTCATGAATGCCTTCAGTGACCACCCAGGCATCATGAGGCTGAACCTGATGCTTTTTATTTTTCTCGGTGGAGCGGCCATAGATCATCACTCCGCACTTCCCATCCCACGACTCACGCTCATCTGCCATCTGACAGCCAAGGCCAGAGTAGAAGTCCCAGACTTCAGGAGTAGCAGGAACGCAGTACGGCATCGTCAGGATCTTATGCAGCTGCGTGGTGGAGAAGAATGCGCCATTGACAGTCCGCCTGCCCTGACGCTTGAATTCGGTCTCCATGCCCTGAAGAGAATATCCGCCATCGAGGAACTCCTTATAAATACCAAGGACATACTCGGCAGCCTCAGGAACAGGAACGATGGTGCAGTGCTTCTTCCCATTCACCTGGATATGCTCACGGCGATACCCGTAGGGAGGATTACCACCAGTCCAGAGTCCCTTCTTTGCCAGACCGATCATGTTATCGGTAACACGAGCGGCAATAGTCTCCCTTTCCATCTGGGCGAAGACCATCGTGACATACATCATCGCCCTGCCGATTGGAGTGGCAGTATCAATATTTTCTTTGATGGAAATAAACATGACACCCTTCTCTTCGAGAGAAGCGTAGATATTAGCGAAGTCCTTCACATCACGAGAGATACGGTCAAGCTGATAGACCACCAGAGCATCCACAAGGCCGTCCGCAATATCAGACAAGAGCCTCTGCAGACCGGGGCGGTTCGTATTGGCACCAGTAAAGCCTTCGTCCTGGTAGCACTCGAAGGACTCCACAGAGCCGGAGAACTTCAGATCCACATACTCCCGGCACATCCTCTGCTGATTATCCACAGAATCAGACTTGTCAGAATAAACGGACTTTCGTCCATAAGTCGCAAAATGCATAGAAAAACCACCTTTCTGTTGTGGAAAGAACCGAAAGATGGTAGAATTCAAATAGGGTTGTGATTTCTTTCGGTTCATCCGACAAAGGAATCCGAAGCCGTCACCTTTTCCTTGGAAGGGTGGCGGCTTTTTTGTTTACTCATTAACACCCAGACCAGGGTCACCATTATAAAAGGGCAAATAAGTCCTTTCACATTTCTTACAAAGGCGGTAGCCTTTCTGCTCCGCTTCTTTCCGGGCAACCCGAACGCATTCATCTATACCATTCCCAGAAAAGCACCCGTGGCTCAAATGATACACAGATCGACCAGGAATCAGGAGGACATCCTCCTCTGATTTTTTGCGAAGCCGTTCAACCTCAGGATCAGGACGGCTACCAAAGAGAAAACTCAAAAGACCCATACAATCACCTCCAGTCAAATAAAGAGCCGCCAGTTCGGCTCTATCAAAAAGAATTCTATCGGAATCACTCGCCCTCCGCTTTTTTCCTTTCAGTCAAATAACGCTCATAAGCGTCCAGTTTTTCCTCATCCGTAGCGGTGGAAGGATCCAGAACACGATCAGGAGCAACCGGGGCAGCAGGAGCTGAAGCCTCGGAGTAATCCGAGAAGACACTGAGGATGAAATCATCCAGAACTTCTCGCTGATCAGAAGAGAGAGCCATCCACTTATTCAGGATAATGCGGTCAAGTTCCGAGAGGTCGTACTTTCTGACCAGAGAATCAATCTCGGTATTTTCAGAAGACAGCATAGGGATACCGTCACCATTCCTGATCCAGTCCTCACGGACAGCGAATTCACGGCAAATGGCTTTGATGATCTGCTCTGATACATTCCGCCTGCCGCTTTCTATATTGGAAATGGCTGACCGGGTAACACCAACACGCTCCCCGAACTCTTCCATCGTAAGTCCCAGAATTTCACTTCTCAATTTTTTAATCCGTTCATTCATAAAGCGTTTTCTCCTTTCTCGAATTTACAACAATTCTACCATAAGAAAACATAGCGGTCAATCAAAATGTTTTCATAGAAAACAAAAAACGCTTGACAAAGGTTTCTCTGCAAACTAAAATAGGTTTCATAGAAAACAAAAAGGAGGTACGCAGAAATGAACGAGACAATCACCAAAAGTCAGAGCCTAAAGACAAGCGACATGGCACTACTCCTGAAATCAATGAAGACGGAGACCAAAAACAATCTCCTTTTCTTGATGACAGGCATGGAACTGCAGGCGGCGATGGAAAAAGACAACCAGAAGCAGGCTGCAGAACAGAAGGCATAAAAAACTGAATACAGAGGGTCAGGGAGCAGCGACTGACCGAAAACAACGCAGGTCTGGCGGAGCCGATGCAATAAGTCCGCTCGGTGCAAGTACCGTCCCTGTTCGGGAAAGTGCCGTCAGAGGGGTGGAGATCGCAGACCCTCGTAAAACAAAAGCGGATCGGAGGCAATAAAGCGCAGGGTGTGAGACACCGAAAGAGCCGGGACCTGCGGCGGCATCACCCAGATCGGTGGAGGCAACAGCCTCACTCAACAGGGCAGGGCATGAGGGCAACCCAAGAATACTCAAGGGGCAAGAGACCTGAAAGAGTTCTTCTTCACAGCATGGAGAACTCTCTCAAAACTTCGGGACCCAGAAGCCTAAGAGGCAAGTAGAAGAACCTGAAAGCCTAAAGGTTCTGGAAATCCAAGAGAGGGAGAAGAGCAAGAATGAAGCAGCCAAAGAAACCAACCTATGAACAGAAGAAGCTGATCAGTAAGGAAGGACTGAACTGGAAGGACTGGATGATCAAGGATGAGGATAACATCTCCATCGCACTGATCCATAAGGAGACGAAGGAGATCAAGGTTATATGGAAGTAGGTGAGAACGGATGAACGAAATCAAAGTGGAGGTGATGTTCACAGATGGATACCAGAAGCGATACACGGAGGCAGTGGCGAAAGCGTACCAGAAGAAAAGCCGTAAAACGGTGGTGGAGAGCGCAAAAGAGTACAGTGCTGACTGTGATCCTCGTAGCCTTCGGGGCGATGCTCTTCATGCTCCTGCCAACGCAAGGACAGGACAAAGAAGAGCCGCTCATGCAGGAGGCAAGATACTACATAACGGATGATTACTACTACACCAATTATGCGGACTACCAAGAAGCCATGAGGCAGAGGGATGCGTACTACCAGGAGCAGATGGAAGAGTCGGCCAGAGAAGTAGAAGCGATGGAAAGAGCCAGAGCAGAGTTCGAAGAGGCAGAGCAAAGAAGGGCAGAAACAGAACTGAAATTCTCACGAGCATACTACCGATACCCGGAGCCGTTCAACTCTCCACCGATCATCTGGTACGAAGAAGACCTCGAAGGCTTTCAGGAATATGAGATACCAGAGGAATACACCAAGGGCGGCGGATACTTCCCAGACATCATCCAAGAGTATACCTGGGTGCTTTGCAAAGAAAAAGGAATCGACTTCGATAAGGCGGTGGCTCTGATCGAGCAGGAGACCGGGTATGTCTACGATGCAATAGGAGAAGCCGAAGATAGCGGATACTGCCAGATAGTGAGGAAATACAACGAAGACCTCATCGAAAGACTGGGAGTGACAGACCTGAAGAATCCATACCAGAACATCCTCGTAGGACTGACCTTATTAGACTGGCTTCTGGATGAATACGATGGCAGCTACGAAAAAGCACTCACAGCCTACAATGCAGGAACGGACGGAGCATATAGAAACTACTTCTCCGCAGGAGTATATGCCAGTCCATACGCAAAGAGCGTCCTCGACAGGGCGGAGCGGATCAGGAAGGAGATGCAGGATGCAGCAGAAGATTGATGATGGCTTTATTTATGTCAAAGCCTCGAAAGAGGAAGAGGCGGTCATAAAGACATGGCGAATGATGAAGAAGGATAAGGAAAAAGGGTACTGGTACGGAGCAATATCGAGGCCGCTTCTGGAGAACCTGAAAAGGAACGGCGGACTGATACCTCCGGCAAAGAAAATCCTCGATGATATGTTGACCGTTCAGGCGGCGGTGGATGCGGAGAGGATCAAGCCGGACAAGAGCGTATCGCCAAGATATAAGTACCCGATAAAAGCGAAGCTATTCACGCACCAGGTCAGAGCAGCGAACATGGCTCTGATGGTCTTCGGGGTAGTTCCGCCAGAAGGAAGGACAGGATGATGGATTACAAAGCAATAATCGGACAGCTTCAGAGCCTGAAGGAACACTGCCAGGACTGGGCGGATAAGGAAGAGGAAGGCAACATCTGGAATCAGGATGTGCAGGCTCTCGATGAAGCAATGGATATCATATACGACTACGGCGGAGCTGCAGAGCAGGCAAAGAAGCTGATACAGAAATACGAAACGGTCAAGGATGCCATCGAAAGAGGCATGGGAACATGGCAATGCCCGAACTGCCAGAAGTTTATATCCTTCGGGAATGAACACTGCCACTGGTGCGGACAGAGGCTCGGATGGGAGCCGAAGATAAGACCGAAAGCAAGGAGGAAAAGGTAAATGCAGGAAGAACCACTGAAGGATAGAGACTGCACGATAGATACCCCGGTCACACTGGGAAAACAGGATGATCCGATCTATGGCAAAGGCATCAGGATCCGTCCGAGGATAGATGGCAGGAAGGACACAAAGCACTTCGAGAGCATCTACCTGCAGGAGCTTCTGCCATTAGAAGAATATGACCTGATCGTGGTTCTCTTTTCAGGAGGCAAAGACTCAACGGCCTGCTACCTCAAACTGATAGAACTCGGAGTGCCAAAGGAGAAAATCGAACTCTGGCACCATGACATAGACGGCGGACATCCGACCAGAAGAATGGACTGGCGATGCACACAAAACTATGTGAAAGCAGTCGCAGAAGCAGAAGGAGTCACGCTTCGGGTCTCGTACAGAGTGAATGGCTTCTTCGGGGAATTGTATCGGATCGGAGCATCGGAGCCTATCGAATGGATAGATCCAGACACCGGGGAAGTGAAGCAGTGCAAACTTTCACCGAACTACCTCAAATGCAAGGAACTAAAGGAGCAGGCAACAGAAGAGATGGAAGAACTCCTGAAGGAGTATGGATGCCGCCTAAAGTTTCCGGCGAAGACAGGAGACCTCTCCAGAAGATGGTGCAGCGCATACCTGAAGATAGATGTGATGGGATCCGTGATCAGCAACCTCGACAGACTCAAAGAATTGGAAACCCTCGGCGGCAAGCGTCACAAATTCCCGGCAAAGGGAGGAACGCACCAGGGGAGATGGTGCAGCGGAAACCTCAAAGCGGCAGTTCAGGACAGTGTGACGGCGAACCTGCAGGAGACAAGGAAGGACAAGAAGATCCTGATCGTTTCTGGGGAGCGAAGAGGAGAATCTGCAGGCAGAGCAAAGTACAACGAAATCGAGATAGGAAGGCAAAACGCAGAGGCGAAGGCTCACAGGACGGTGCATCAGTGGAGATGCTGCATAGATTACACGGAAAAGGATGTCTGGGAACTCTTAAAGAGGCACCATATCAATCCGCACCCATGCTACAGAGTCGGGTGGAACCGATGCAGCTGCGCAATGTGCATCTTCAGCACACCAAGATTATACGCAGGCTTCAATGAACTCTTCCCGGAAGACTTCAAAGAACTCCACAACGATGAGGTAAGGCTTGGATTTACGCTCGACAACAAAAAGAACCTCTATGAGTTCATCGAAGGAGCTGAAAGCTGCGTGAACAGGAATGACCAGAAAGCACTCCACAGCATTCAAACCGGGGAATTTACCACTGAGGATGTCTACATAGAGGACTGGAAGTATCCTGCCGGAGCATTCCACGGAGCAGACGGAGGATCCTGCTGAAAGAACAAGCATAGGTGCCAAGCGGTAAAACCGCATGACATATAGAAACTACAAATCACAACCCTAAAACGAAAGGAGAGACGGAATGTTTGAAAAACTGTTTCAAAAGTATGACCGCTTACTCTTCTTCGACACGGAGACAACAGGCTTCGAGCCGGAGAAGGTAGACCAGATCATCGAACTGGCAGCGGTAACAATCGACAAGGACGGTACCACGCAGGAGATGGACGAATTCATTCATCTGTTCAGGATGCCGGAGCTGCCACCGAAGATCATCGAGCTGACTGGGATCCTCGATCTGACACTGGCAACCGAAGGGATAGATGAATACGATGCTCTGGCGAAGTTCCTGGAACTTATGCAGTGCAAAGGAGATACGCTTCTGATTGCGCACAATGCCCAGTTTGACCTTCAGTTCCTGGCTTATTCCATCTATCGGAACAGAGAAAAGGGCAAAGGATGGATGATGGTCTTCAATGACTGCGACTACCTCGACACCTTAACGGTCTACAAAGACCGCAGGAGCTATCCACACAAACTGGAATCAGCGATAGTCGAGTACCATCTGTCCGGGAAAGTGCAAAACAGCCACAGGGCGATAGATGACTGCAAGGCACTGATGGAAGTAGCCAAAGCGATGGATGAGGAGAAGCCGGATCTCGACAGATATGTGAACCTCTTCGGTTTCAATCCGAAATACGGACCCGAAAAGAATCAGCTGAAGAAGGTCACATATGTACCGCAGGATTTGTGGAAATGCCCTCCGGCAATACCCACATACGAAACGATAGGGAGGAGATGAGGATATGCAAGCCAAGAATAAAGGCTTCGGTCTTCTCTTCGAAATGGGATGCGGTAAAACGCTGACAGCCATCGCCATCATGGGAGCATTGTACCAGGAGAAAAAGATAGACAGAGTCCTCATCGTAGCACCGACATCGGTGGTGGCGGTATGGCCGCACGAACTGGCAGACTTCGCAGATTATCCGTTCACAGTGGAGACCCTTCTGGGAGATAAGAGGAAGAGGCTGCGGAGCATCAACGACCTGACGAAATATCCGTACCCGAAGCTGAAGGTGGCGGTAATCAACTACGAAAGCGTATGGAGAGACGATATCAAGGACGCAATCGAGACCTTCGATCCAGACCTGATCATCTGCGATGAGAGCCAGAGGATCAAGACTCACGACTCAAAGCAGAGCAAAGCGATGCACGAACTGGGAGACAGGGCAAGGTACAAGCTGATCCTTTCGGGAACCCCGGTGCAGAACAATGTGACAGACATATGGAGTCAGTACCGCTTTCTGGACAAGACGGTCTTCGGAGAACTCTACTACGCATTCCAGAATCACTTCTGCGTGATGCACTCAGTATTCAAGAGCAAGGTGCTGCGCACCATCAACGAAGAGGAACTGGTAACCAAGGAACACTCGATAGCATTCAGGGTGACCAAGGAAGAAGCACTCGACCTGCCGGAGCAGACATTCGAGACAAGATACATCGAGATGACTCCGAAGGAGCGAAAGACCTACGACTCCCTGAAAAGGGAATCGGTGGCAGACATCGAAGGCGGCGGAACGATAACAGCGACCACGGTACTGACGAAGCTGCTCCGCCTGCAGCAATTCACCGGGGGATTTCTGGTGGAGGACGGCGCAACAGAGCCGAAGCAGGTATCCACAGCTAAACTGGACGCACTGAAGGACATCATCGAGGACTATGTGATAGACGGAGGAAAGAAACTGGTGGTCTTCGCAAGGTTCATCCCGGAAGTGAACGCAATCATCGAGATGGCGGAGAAGACCCTGAAGGATAAGAAGGTGGTCAGCATTCAAGGCTCGGTACCAAAGGAACAGAGGGGAGACATAGTCGATCAGTTCCAGAAGGACCCGGACACGGTGCTCTTCATCGGGCAGATCGACACGGCAGGAGTGGGAATCACACTAACGGCGGCAGACACCTGCGTCTACTACTCGAAGACCTACAACTACGCTACATACGAGCAGAGCCTCTCCAGAATTCACAGAATCGGACAGAGAAATGTCTGCACCTACATCGACCTGGTATGCGCTGACAGCGTGGATGAGAAGATCACAAGAGCACTCCGAAAGAAGGAAGACCTCGCAACCAAGATAGTGGATAACTGGAAGGAGATATTCAAGTGATGGATGAGATGAAGAAAATCGTGATCTGCAAGCACTGCGGCAAGCCTGAATACTTCGGAGAGATGCGATGGCTTTCAGGAAGATGCTCCTGCCGGAGCTGCTACAAAGCGCAATGGCAGGACGAAGAGAAGGAACTGTACAGATGGAAAGACCTCGATGGAAGAAGACCGACCATGGAGGAATACAAGAAGCAGGAGGGTATCAATGAATAAAACTTGTAAAGGCTGCTATGCGGCAGACACAGGCGGTCATCCGATGAGCGGAGAGGCTCACGGATGCACACTCGGATACAAGACGGACGGCAACGGACATCCGGCAGAAGAATGTACGAAACCGAAATCATGGAAACAGCTGAATCAAAGCAAAAAGAAGGGAGAATGAAAATGGCAGACGGAAGAATCAAAGAACTGATCGATGAGTACGAAAGACTCCGCACGGAGAAGGACGAACTGGCAGAGAAGACAAAGGCAAACAATGAGGCATACAAGCAGATCCAGATTGATCTCGCAGAAGCAATCAGCGATGCGGACATGGCGGATGCCCAGGACGGAGACTATGTCTACACACCGGGAGTGACCACGAAGTACAGCTTCAAGAGTCAGGGAGACCTCGAAGAGGAAGGACTGGATAAGTTCGAACCATTCGAAAAGGATCCTGCACTCTGCGGACTGGTCAAGAAGGATATCAACTGGAGAAGCCTCAACTCGGCTCTTTCAGAACTCGCAGACACTGAAGAAGGAGTGCCGGAGGAAGTCATGGCGGTACTGAACACCTACGATGAGATCGGTATCACCAGAAGAAAAAAGGATACAAAGTCAAAGTCCAAAGTTAAGGACGCAATCAAAGCAAGGAGGGAAAGCTGATGTACAAAGAGACAGACGAATACGGACAGTTCAATCTCGACTGCCGCCTCACTTCGGAGCGAACCATCGAGGAGAATGTGAATGTCATGATCGAGTTCGCAACGCAGCTGCGCAAGGAGCAGACCGGGGAGAGACAGGTCAGGAACCGACACGAGGGGTACGGACTCCTCGCAGACGCTCACCAGAATGTGATCAAGGCGATGAAGAGCCTGAAGGACGGAATGGGAGACCTTCTGGACAGCCTCGCACAGAATGACAGCGTAGCGGTAGACAAGACGGAATCCGTAGCCAATGCACTGGCGGATGTGATCCACACGGCCACCATCATGGCGGCAGAAGCAAAGAGGGTATCCAATGACCTCTACAAGGAAAACTGGAACCCGACACCAATCGAACAGGCACTCGCTGACAGTGACGGCTTCGAAGAGCCAGACGAAGACAGCACCGAGGAATAAGAGAAGGGAGAAGAATGCCATGGCAAAGATCAACTTAACCATTCAACACGCAAAGAGGGAGCAGATCTATGTGAAGGCTCTCATCGGTGGACCCTCCGGGAGTGGAAAATCATACTCCGCTCTTCGGATGGCAACAGGAATCGCAGGCAGAGAGGGAGAGGGAACGAAGATCGGATACATCGGTACCGAAGGCATGAGAGATAAGCTCTACGCTAACGAGTTCGACTACGACCTCATCAGCCTGGAGGAATACAGTCCCGAATACTACGAGGCGGCAATCGATGCCTTCCTCGAAGCAGGATACAAGGTGATCATCATCGACTCCATGACGCATCTCTGGAACTGGGTGCAGGATCAGGTGCAGGCGATCACGGCAACGGCAAAGAGTGACAACAGTTTTCAGGCATGGGGCAAGTTCAAGAAGTCGAACAAGAAGATTATCGAGAAGATACTTCTCGCTCCTGCTCACATCATCGTCACAGGCAGAGGCAAGGACGAATATGTGATGGAGACCAACAGCAAAGGAAAACTCGCTCCGAAGAAGGTCGGTGTCGGCGTGCAGCAGGACAAGGACATCGAGTATGAGTACATGGTGACCTGGATGATTGATCAGGAGACGCATCTGGCAGAGGCGGCAAAGGATAACACCCACATCTTCGAGGGCAAGATGAAGGTTCTCGATGAGAAGGATGGCGAAGCTCTCTATGACTGGGCGAACGATGGAGACCCGGTCAAGTCTCCTGCAGAGAGAGCGGAAGAGATCAAGAAGGTTCAGGATCAGATCACAGCCAAGGCGAACGAACTCGGCGGATCCAAGAACAAGGAAATGATGGAGTGGTACAAGAAGACATTCAGGGGCAATCATACGAACCTGAAGGATCTCGACAAGCTGACTCAGGCACTCGCAGAGATGGCGCAGTTTTCACCAGTAGAAGAGGCGAAGGAGGGCAAGAAGGATGAATAAGGTCATCATCGTAGGGAGACTCACAAGAGACCCCGACATCAGGACTACTGCAAACAGCACTATGGCATCGTTCAGCGTGGCAGTAGACAGAAGATATAAGCAGGAAGGACAGCCGGATGCAGACTTCCCCAGAGTAATCGCCTGGGGAAAGACGGCGGAGTTCATCGAGAAATACTTCCATAAGGGAATGAAGATCGCAATCGAGGGTCGCATCCAGACAGGATCCTACCAGAACCAGAACGGACAGACCATCTACACCACGGATGTGATCGCAGAGGCGGTGGAATTCGTGGAGAGCAAGGCGGCATCGCAGAGTAGCGGCGGCAGTGGTAACACCTCACAGCCTGCCCAGAATGCTCCGCAGACCACGGACGATGGATGGATGAACATCCCCGAAGGAGTAGACGAAGAACTGCCCTTCAATTAACAATAACGCTCCCGGAGTCTCGGCTCTGGGAGCAATACCAAAAAGGAGGCGCAACCTGAATGGATAGAAGACTGACAAGAGATATGTTCCCCGGCGGAACGGATGAGAGGGTGCTGATGCGAGGAGACTACTGCGATCAGAACATCATCCAGGACATACTGGGAACTTTTGAAGATATAGACGAGGCGGAGAACATCCTGCAGAACAAAAATGCATACTCGGCATTTTACATCGGAGCGGCAAGATTATATCACACATTCACGAGGAAGGAAGAAACGGACGCATACCAATACGCAGGACTCTGCGAGTACCGGGATGACAAGAACTTGCACCCTCAGGCAGGAAGAAAAGTATTCATCATCAGCCAGTACCACAGCGAAGAGCCTGCAAGGGTAGAGTTCAACCGCAGATTTGCATCAGCGATGGCATACAACCTCGTGACGGAATACGGAGATGTACCGATAGTGCCGCACCTATACTTCACGCAGTTCATGAACGATGAAGGGTGGGAGCGTGACTTCGGGATCGAAGCCGGACACCTGATGATGCGGATGTGCGACTCGGCGATGCTTGCCACGATAGACGGCAGGATATCAGAAGGAATGAAAGCAGATCTGGAATACTTGACGGTTCAGCTTGGGATCCAACCCGAAAAGGTGAACCTTACAGAGGCACAAGCCTCACGATACATCGAAGAAACGGAGAAGAGAAGATATGAGGAATGGAACAGAGCCAAACATAGATGACTTCGTAAACTACGAAGCAGAATACCGTCCTCACATCAAAAAAGCGGTGGTAGCAGGCGGACATATGACTGGCCTCTGTCCTTTTCACAGCGACAGGAACAACAGCTTCTCGGTAGACTTAAAAACTGGAAAATGGCACTGTTTCACGGAGGAGATCGGCGGAAACTTCCTCGACTTCTATGCGAAGATGCACGGAACGGACACCACCGAAGCGTACAAGGAGATCCTCCACCAGTACGGAAAAGACGAACCCGAAACACCAGAGAGCAGGAGCTACAGCCTGGAGCAGTATGCAAAGGATAAGCATCTGCCGGAAAAATGGCTGACAGAGTTCTGCTCACTTTCCACGGAGACCGACAGAAAAGCCGGGGTCACATACATGAAGATCCCATACTTCGGAGAGGATGGCAAAGTCCAGACATTCCGAAAGAGATACGCACATAAGGACTTCAGGTGGAAGTACGGCAGCAGGGGCAAGATCGGACTGTACGGAGAGTGGAGGATGCCGATCATCCGAAGCGGAGACAGTGTGATCCTCTGCGAAGGGGAATCCGATACCCAGAGCCTATGGTACATGGGACTGGCGGCTCTGGGAGTACCGGGAGCGTCAATGTTCAAAGCGGAACACGCTCCAATGCTTCAGGGCATGAAGATATACCTTCACAAAGAGAAGGACTCAGGCGGCGATACCTTCATCAGGAAGACGCTCGATGGACTGCGAAGGGGAGGCTTTGAAGGCGAGGTCTACACATTCTCCTGCGGAGACAGGGAAGGATGCAAGGATCCGTCCGACTTCCTGATCAAGTTGGGGAAGGACGATGCCAGAGAGGAAATCCTGAAACTCTTAAAAGGAGCAAAGGAGATAGACCTCGAAGAGCCTGAGGAGATACCCGAAGCGATAAAGGGCGCACCTGTCAACCTTCGGACACCTGCATGGTACAAATACGATGAGACCGGGATCTACAAGGTGGACTCAAAGACATATGAGGAGACGATCATCTGCGGAACACCGATCCTGCTCACCAGAAGGATAAAGAGCCTCGACACGGACGAAGAGAAGATGGAGATAGCCTTCATGCGGACGGAGCGAAAAGGCAAGGTGTGGAGAACGGCGATACTTCCAAGGTCAACGATATTCACAACCAAGGGCACAAGCGTCCTGTCAGACCTCGGATGCATGGTCACATCAGAGAACGCAAAAGCGGTGATCCGCTTCTTATCGGCTCTGGAAGTCGCAAACGATGACATCATCGACTGGGCGGAGAGCACATCCACATTCGGATGGCAGCCGGGAAAGAGATTTATACCGGGAGTAGGAGAAGATATCGTCCTCGACATCGACTCCACCCAGGCAAGCGTAGCAGCTGCATATCATACGAACGGCACCTTCGAAGGATGGAAAGCCACGATGCAGGCTCACAGGAACAAGAACAAGTTCAGGTTCATACTTGCGGCGGCATTCGCAGCACCGATGCTGAAGATACTGCATCAGAGAACCTTCTTCGTGTACAACTGGGGCGATGCCAGAGGCGGAAAGACTGCGGCACTCAAAGCAGCACTCTCTGTATGGGGAGAGCCAGACGGACTCATGATGAACTTCAACACCACGCAGGTCGGACTCGAAAGAACGGCGGCATTCTTCTCAGATCTGCCACTCGGTATCGATGAGAGACAGGCAGCAGGATCCGGGCAGTATGCCCAGAGCAAACTGGAAAGCCTCGTGTACATGATCGGTGAAGGAAAAGGAAAGACCAGAGGAGCAAAGGACGGAGGAGTCCAGAGAGTAAACAGATGGCGAACCATCGCACTGGCCACAGGCGAAGAGCCAATCACAACAGGATCATCCCAGACTGGTGTCGGAACCCGTGTGCTTGAAATCTACAGAGGACCCTTTGAGACAGAGGCAGAAGCCGGACAGATGCACCAGGACTCCGCAGCGAACTGCGGATGGGCAGGACCCGAATTCATAAAGCGTCTGGCAGAGATCCCGGAGGCTGATATTCAGGAACAGTACAAGCGGATGGCGGACTATGTGAAGAGCATCGGCAAAGGAAAAGCAGGCAGCCATGTGGCAAGCGTGGCGGTCATAGCACTGGCAGACGCACTGGCAAATGACTGGATTTTTGAACAGAAAACCTCGATTTTTGACAAAAATCCGCAAAAAACGGAACAAATGACGCTGAATACTTCCGCTTTTACCATTTCACCCGGTTCATGGGTGAAGGCGCAGGAGATGGCGGCGGAGATTATGAAGGAGCAGATGAGCGCAGCTTCAGGAGATGTCAACCAGAACGCAACCGACTACCTTGTGGACTGGGTCAACTCGAATCAGCAATACTTCGGAGAAGAAGCCATCGGAGCCTGCCTCGGAATGATGAGCGAAGACGGAAAGGTGGCATACATCTACGCATCGGCTCTGAACAATGCACTGAAGAGGGAAGGTTTCAACGAGAGGAAGACGAAGAAGTATCTGGCAGAAAAAGGACTGATCACAGCCATACCAAGGAAAGACAACAGCGGAGAGACCTACTCAGTAGTGAAATTCTTCAACGGAAAGCATCAGCGATTTGTTGAATTTTTCCTCGACAAGGCAAGCGATATGGATGAGGAAGATGATGGAGGCTTTATGCCACTGCCTGCAGGAGCGGAGGATGAGCTGCCATTCAAGTAAAGGAAGGAGGATCACAACCCGTGAAAAAACCAAAACTGATACATTGCTCCTTCGATGAGGTCTACGACTTTGAACCAAGGGTACCAAAGAGCAGGAGCAGCTACGAGGATGATCAGATCAAGAGAATCTGCGTAGCACCAACCATCAGGCAGTGCATAGACGCAATGCCAAGAGCCGGAAACATTATGCGGTTCATGAGGGAAGTCGGGATGCCAGTCGTGATCCACGCATACTACCTCGAAGCGGACCGGGTAGAGTACGACACCAGAGAGTATGTCCCGGACGCAGACGCAACCGGGGAGATGTGGATACTGGAGAAACCGACAGACTGGAAAAGGATAGACTACGAACTGACCTGCTTCTCACTGAAGGATGGCAAAGACAGGAACGGAGCAGACATCACATGGGTGTACGGAGTGTGGCCGGTACGGCACAAGTATACAGACAACCTCCGGGAATTGATAGAAGGGATGGGCGAGGATTATGACAAATTCAGGAGGCAATGCCCAGATATCACATTCAGACTTCTGGCAGGGAACTCAACTGAGAAGATGACCGCAGACTTCAAGCGAAAAAGAGAAGAATACCAGGCGAAAGAGCCGCTGATCAAAGGAAAATACCTCGACAATATGGCGAAACTCTACGGCATAAAGCGAGACAAGGGGATGAGCGACAGAGCACTCGCAAGAAAGATAACAAGGCGGATTGAGGTGGGAGGCGGAAAAAGATGAAGGTGGTTCACATTTCAGAAGACCAGAGAAGGATCCTACTGGAGACAGGATGCCTGCTCATATCAGGAAATGAGCCGTTTGACATAGGAAAGCTGAACATAGAGAGGGAAAAGAAGATGACTCATAACATCAAAATCAAGAAGACTTTCGTGGAGCCGATCCTGAAGGGAGAGAAGACCTTCGAGATCAGGAAGAATGACAGAGGCTACCAGAAGGGAGACCGTATCCGCTTCACAGTGGTGGACGCTTCACTATTTGAGAGCCAGAAGGAGCAGGCCTATAGGCAGGCGATAGAGCAGAGGGTCTACGAGATAACCTATGTCCTCAATGGGTGGGGATTAGAGCCGGACTTCGTAGCCTTCGGAATCAGGGAGGTGGGATATTGAAATACCCTGAATCAATGTACATCGGCAGCGGCATCTTCGGGGATGACATGGACACCAACATGGAGCATCACCACGAGAAGGTGGTCAAGGTCAGGAAGAGCCACACCTGCGCCTACTGCCAGAAGGAGATCCCGAAGGGAGAATATGCCGTAAATGAGTCGGCGGTCTTTCCATACGAGGGAGGATGGAAGTCCTGCTACATCTGTGAAGACTGCATCAACAAATGGCTCGAAGAAACCATAGCAAAACTGGATGAATGTCCGTTCTGCGGAGGAGAAGCAACAATTCAGGACAACGGCCTCGGATTTCCTCACTGGGTCTACTGCACAAAGTGTGGAGCGAGGATCCACGGAGGACTGAAGGACTCTGAAGAAGCAAGCGTGATGGCTTCGATAGAAGCCTGGAACAGGAGGATATGATGGATAAACTCGGAAAAGAACTCGCACAGGCATACATGGCGGCCTACAACGAAGCCATGAACAGAACATTCAGGGAGGACTTCGCAGGGCAGGTGGCGGCGATTGTGACCATGTGCATAGCCAACAGACCGCAACCGCAGCAGACGGCAGCAGGGATGGCAAGTCAGATCTTCAGGACGATCATGAATCCTTCGGATCCGAAGCCGGAGAAGAAGCCTGAACAGAAAAAGGAACCTAAAAAGAAGGAGAGTGGAAAAGATGAACAGGGAATCTGACTTCGGAATGCCGTCCCAGAGGCAGGGCAGGGAGACCAAGTGCGGCAACTGCGTGAGCCACAGGCGAGGGGATAGCCGGGACGGAGGGTGGATCTGCACCTGCGACACGAGCGGCTACTTCCTCGAAGAGACAGATTATAACTTCGGATGCATTCATCACGAACCAAGAGCTGAAAAGCGATTTTAACTTAACACCTTTTTTCAAAATTTAACACCTATTTTCAAAAGGTGTTAAGTAAGGTGTTAAGTAAAAAATCCAGTAAAATCAAGGCTTTAGCCTACTACTTAACACTTATTACACCTTTTTTATGAATATACCCTCGCATGAGGAAATGAAACATTTTACAAATTGCATCGTAACGATAAAAAAGACGGTGTGTATCTGAAAAAAGGTGTTAAGGTGTAACATTTGCCATCAAAGCCAGTAAAATCAAGGCTTTCACACTTAACACCTTTCACGAATCAAAGGTGTAACGCAAAGGGAGGTGTAACATGGAGGACTACTACAACAGACTGGTGGAAAACCTCGGAAAACTGAAGCGGAACGAGACCCAGATGACTGCAGAACAGAAGGAGCAATACAAAAAGCCGCTCCTGAAGCTGAGGAAGGAAATCGCTGCCGATGCCACCGAAGCGATGAAGGAATTCATCACCATGGGAATGAGACTGGGAAAGGATCCTGACTCCGAAACTTGGAAGTGCGTGATCCGAGAGACGAATCGGCTTCTGGATGACTGGATAGACCAGGGAAAGCTGAAAGAAGTCAGCAAAGTGCTCTTCTCGACATACGACCTCGATGCATTCTTCACAGCTCTCTGCCCGATACACACCACGATATGGTTCAAGGCCTACGGAGAATACTGGCTGAAGCATTGCACGAAGCAGGAAGACCCGGAGTACCCATACCACAACGATATCATCGACATGGACTGGTGGGCAGAGCATCATGAGTGGGCGAAGACAAAGGTCGAGGACGGAAAAAGAGTGACGGACTACTTCGGCGGAGTAACAATCATGCTCCCACCGACAAAAGCACTCCTGGATGAGGAATACGAAAAAGAAATGGGGAGAATGACATGAGGGGCGGAAGAAATGCTGAAGGGTTCCCAGATCCAACAGCAACAATAGCCATAGGAAATGTGACAAGGGAGGAAAGAAGAAATGCGAATAAACTGGTACGATCCAAAAAACGATCCAGTGAAATACATAAAGCAGGTGCAGGCGGAGAAGCAGATCACAAGGAAAGAGGCGGAGAAAATCGTCAGGAAATGGGTGCCGAAGGAGGGAGACTTCCAGGCGAAGATCAAAGAAGCCATCAAGGAGAGATATCCACAGGCTCTGGTCGTGAAGATTGCACAAGGCGAATATTCACAAGCCGGAATCCCCGATCTGATGGCAATTATTGACGGTCACTTCTTCGGATTTGAAGTCAAGCGGCCATATTTCAACAAAAAGTCGGAGCTTCAGAAAAAGACGGTCAAGTGGATCAGAGAAGCAGGCGGAACGGCGGACTTTATATCATACAGAGAAGAGGCTCTCGATATCATCGAGGCATACTTTAAGACAGGGAGGTAGAAGGAAATGGAAAGAGAAGATGCAAGGGATGTCCTCAAATGGATGCTCGGTCAGGTGAGAAGAGCGGAGCATCACAAAAAAGAGCTTCTGGAAAGATTGGAGCGGATCAACGAAGACAGAAAAAATCCGATTAAATCTCCAGGATACGATCCTATGCCAAGGAGTGCCGGAGTCGGAGACGGAGCAGCCTCGATCCTTTTCAAACTTTCAGAAATCGAAGAGCGGATCTTCGAGCAGAGGGATGAGATCGATAAAGCCATCGTTCAGGTCATGGATATCATCGACTTTATACCGCAGGGCGAAATCGCAAGGCGAATTTTTGAACTCCGCCACCTGGATGGACTCAATATGGGGGAGACCGCAGACGCAATCCCGATGAGCAAGTCCAGATGCTATGACATCTACAACGAGACCATCGACAAGCTGCTCGATTTCCCAAAGATCGCCCTCATGGTGGAGGAGAACGAAGCCGATTATATCGACTGGTATATAACCACTGAGGAGAAAAGGCGCAAGGCTGAAAAATCAAGTGGGGGGTCAAAAAACCAAAATGGGGGTGGAAATCCCAGATCCAAATTCAGAAAAAAGAAGCGGAAAAAATAAGCCTGATTTTGAAATCGGGCATCCCAAAACCGGGTCGGGATTTCAAAATGGGATTTGAAAAAGCAATGCCCGAAATCAAAACGGCTTATAAATGCTCGATTTTCAGGGCAAAAACAGGATAAAATCAGGGTCAAAAATACAAGGTCGGGGGCATATCCCAGAATAAGCACCAGGAATAAGGGTGGGATAAAGACCCCGAAAACAAGGGGCATATACAAGACCCTATGCAGAGGCAGAAAGTGACAGGGCAATAGCACCCCACTACCGGGGTACCAGAATAACAGGGGGGTATAGAGCAGGACATATAGGGGCAGAATATACACCACGCATCACAAGAGAGAGCAGAAGAAGAGCAGAGCAGAGAGACAACAAAGCGCACAAGCGAGAGAGACAAAACAAGGCTCGAAGCCTTGCAACATAAGGCTTTGAAGGACATCATACAACATCGGACACAATCGGACAAAGTTCTGTGTTAAGATGATAGCGTGGACAAAGAGAAGAGATGAACCGCACCTCCACGAGAGGAGCGTTGAGCAGCCGAGAGGCTGTTCTTTTTTATCCACAAATGACTGGCAGAATGTGGATAACTTGACTGGGCGGTCGGTCGAGCCGTAGGTACTACCTGACCGGGGGCGGCCTGCGGGTCCGAGGAAAGCCCGGGATTTTGCCAGATATGAATTAAATTTTTTTTGCCGTTTCGTTACGAGGGCGGCATAGGAGGCATATGAGAGCAGCGAAACTGGATGTGCAGGAGAAGCCACTGTCATGGCTACACCCTGCCGAATACAACCCAAGGGTCGAACTTCAACCGGGAGACCCAGAGTATGAACGGATCAAGCGAAGCATTGAAACCTTCGGATTTGTGGATCCGATCATAGCGAATAAGGACGGTACCATCATCGGTGGACACCAGAGATACAATGTCCTGCTCGACCTCGGATATGACACGGCGGATGTGGTCGTGGTAGACAAGACCAAGGAAGAGGAAAAGGCACTGAACATCGCCCTGAATAAAATCACAGGCGAATGGGATGAGGAGAAACTGTACGAACTCCTCATCGAGTTAGACCTTTCAGACATTGATATGCAGCTTTCAGGGTTCACCCACAACGAACTGGAAGACCTGAAAGTGAAATTTGATATTGAAGAGGCGCAGGAAGACCTCGACTTTGATGAAGAGCAGGCGGAGGCAGAAGCAAGGAAGAACACCAGAAGCCACAGAGGATGCGTCTGGCTTTTAGGACGGCATCGCCTGATGTGTGGAGACTCCACTGACCGGGATGATGTGGCAACCCTCATGAACGGAGAGGAAATCGACCTCGTGATCACGGATCCGCCATACAATGTGGCATACGGAGACAAGGTCGAGGATATGAGCGAAGCGATGGGTATCGAAGACAGCCGGGAGCAGTCGCAGATCCTCAACGACAACATGAGCGATGAAGCCTTCGCAGAATTTCTCGGAGACTTCTACCTTCAGACAGCCGCAGCCATGAGAGAAGGAGCGGCAATATATGTCTTTCACGCAGACAGTAACGGCCTTGTCTTCAGACAAAAGTATGAAGATGCAGGACTGAAACTGGCTCAATGCTTAATCTGGGAGAAGAACACCTTCGTACCCGGACGGCAGGACTACCAGTGGCGGCACGAACCTATCCTCTACGGATGGAAAGAAGGAGCAGGCCACTACTTTATACACGACAGAAGCCAGGATACCGTGATCCTCGAAGACGAACTCGACTTCGAGAGCATGAAAAAATCGGAACTGGTGGCATATTTGGAAGAATTGCGAAAAGCCTGGGCAGACAGAACCTCGGTAATTTACGAGAAGAAGCCTGCAAGGAATGACATCCACCCGACAATGAAGCCAGTATCACTGATCGGACGCTTGATGAAGAATTCAAGCAGACAGGACTGGGCAGTATATGACCCATTCGGAGGATCAGGAACAACGCTGATAG